AGGTGACGGCACCTCGATCCTGCGTAATGGCCGCCTCGGTATGATCGACAGGTTCACGCTGTACATCAGCAACCTGCTGCTCGACACCGAAACGACTGGTGCGTTCCCGATCCTGTTCGGTACTACGTCTGGTCTGACGTTCGCTGCTCAGTTCACGAAGATGGAAACGATCCGCTCCGAGCGTTCGTTCTCCAACTTGCTCCGTGGCTTGCAGGTCTACGGCCGTAAGGTCGTGAAGGGCGAAGCCCTCGGCGTCGGCTTCATCCGTAAGTCTTAATCGGACGCTGATTTGGACCCCGGTCTTGCCTTTCTGGTGGGACTGGGGTCCTTCCCTTAACCGGAGGGTCCGATGGCTAAGACGTACCAAACACTCGTTTACGAAGCTCGTGAGCTTCTTCAGGATACGGATACCGACCAAGAACGGTACGCCGATTCCACCCTCCTCAACATCCTGAACCGTGGCCTGCACGATCTCTCCAAGATCAGGCCCGATCTCACCTACACCGCGTACAGCGCTAACTCCCTCTCCGTGCCGGAGGTCGTCGAGGCCGCTCCCGGTGCCGGGCAGGTGGCTTGGACTGACACGTGGCCGTGGGAGATGTGGTTCTACAACAGGATGGTGGAATACGTTGTCGCTCTGGCAGAAGTCACCGATGACGAGTACACTGTGGACGGCAGGGCTGCGCTTCTCCTACAGCAGTTCCGTAACGGAGCAATAGGAATCTGATGGCTACCGAGTACACAGAATCGCTAGATACCCTACTTCAAGACACGATCCCTGAACTGCCGGGTGTGGTTCGGGCTGTCGCGGAGCGGGAACTCAGACTGACCTTTCGGGAGTTTTTCGAGAGGTCTTTTGCGTGGCGGTCAGTACTGACCATCGACGCCCCAGCTGGCGACACCGCTGTCTGGCTTCAGGACTCCAACGATCTCGACGCCAACTCGGATGTCATTGGCATTCTGCACATCAGCATGAACGGTGTACCGCTGGCGAAATACTCAGCTAAGCCGACAGATTACGTGCAGACCACCGCAGGCGACTTGCCGACTGGCTTCTACATGACCTCAAACCCTGACGAGTTCAAGCTGTATCCGTCACTGGGGACGGCTCAGCCCGGCTCTCTCGAGGTTCATGTGGCTCTGACACCGAAGATCGACGCGACTACATTCCCGCGTCAGATCAGCACCAAATACTATGATGCGCTGCGTGAGGGCTTCCTCGCCCGCATGTACGCACACCCGAACAAACCGTACTCGGCCCCGATGGTCGCGGTGCAGATGCGCCACAACTTCAGACGCCGGATCGGGTACTACATCGCACAGGCCAAGCAGGGTTATAATGACGCCCAAGCATGGGGATACCCGAGAGGGTGGAGGAAGTAAGACATGGCAATCCTGTTTGCAAACAACTGTAGCACCACTCTCTCTGTCGGTATTACGGCTGGCTCGACCTCTATTCAGGTGGCTGACTCAAGCGCTTTCCCGCAGCCCACTGGTGGCGACGTCATCTACATTACCCTCGAAGACCCGGCAGGAGACATTGAGGTCATCCGTTGCAGCGCCAACGACGCTGTCAATACCTTTACAGTAGACACTGGCGGTCGCGGCGTAGATGGCACGACGGCTCAAGCGTTCAACGCAACTGAGACACGTGTTGAGCTTCGACTTATTAAGAGCGTCGTGGACAACTGGTTACAGTTGACCGGCGGCTCCTTGACCGGCAACATCGACATGAACAGCAACAACGTCATTGATGCTGTCCTGTCTGGAACTGGTACCAAAGTAATTGCCGGTGAGATTGTGGACGTACCGATTCGCGGTGCGACTGGTGCGACCGGCAACCAGATACTTGTCAACTCGGATGGTACGACTCGGGCCACAGCAGGTGGTGCTGCCATCCTGTGTACTGGCGACGACATAATGGCCGAGCTGGACGTTACCGGCACGATCACATTCAACAGCGCGACGGTGGCCGTGGTAGTCCCCGGTGGCGTGCCGTTGAGAATAAACGACGGTGATGACTCGCACAACGTACAGATCATCCACGATGGCACGAACCCGCAGTTCAGCTGTACCAATGACGAGGACTTCATCTTTGCGAACTCGTCGATCGACCTGAGCCTGAACCAGCTGAAGCAGGCAGAATTTATTGACCAGTCTGTAACAGAGCAGACGGTAGGTTCGTCGCTGGGTATTCTGACGATCGACTATTCTCTAGGCTCCTATGTCAATGTAGCGCTGACCGAGAACATTACGAGCATCGTCATCAACAATGCCCCGGCCAACGGTGCGGTCGGTTCGCTGCGTATCAAGTTCACGCAGGGGGCAAGTGCCTACACGATCAGCTGGACTGGGTACAAGTTCGCCAAGACCCCAGCCCACAGCACCACCAACGGCGCGATTGACTTCGTAGACCTCTGGACGGATGACGGCGGTACCACGTGGTACTGCGCGATGGACGACAACTGGGTAACTCAGTAAAGGAGGCCCGATGGCTGGTGTAAAGCTGGAAGGTTTCCAAGGACTCATCCCACGGGTTTCAGAACGTCTGCTGCCGCCAATGGCCGCCGCCGACGCCAAGAATACGAAGCTGCTCCAAGGTGAACTGCGAGGCTACCGAAGACTGGTAGAGGAAGCTGATTTCTCTGGCGGAGGAATTACGCCCGTCCGCCGTGCCTACCGTATTCCTGACACGCCTTCTGATGCGTACCTAACTTTTGACTCTCGAGATGTGGACATCGTACGTTCCCCACTCGTGAACGATACCTTTGATCGCTACTTCTGGGCCGGAGACGGCGCACCGAAGATGAGTGGTAAGGCCCAAATCCTAGCCGGTGACGGTCCCTATTTGCTCGGTGTGCCAACTCCACAGAACGCCCCATCAGTCTCGCCGCCAGCTGGTTCCGATGAGACGCGGGCATACGTGTATACCTTCGTTACGGAGTATGGCGAGGAGAGCGCACCCTCACCCCCTACGATCGTTACGGGTGGTTCTGGTACGCCGTGGAACATCACCAGCATGGACACCACCGTGCCGAATCAGGCCAGTCGAGCGATGGGTACTCCCGGTGATACGGGCGAATTCGCCAAGACGAAGATATACCGAACGGTACCCGGCAATGCCTCGACCAATTTCTACTACGTAGCCGAAGTCAATTTCGGTACTTCGTCGTACGCTGACAGTGTGAGCAACGAAACTGTCGCGGCTAACAATCTACTCGAGTCCACCACGTGGGCTGAGCCGATCTCCACGATGGAAGGCTTCATCGCCATGCCGAACGGCTACCTCGTCGGTTGGTCTGGTCGCCGCCTGTTGTTCAGCGAACCGTATCGCCCTCATGCATGGCCCGCCGAGTATGAGCTGTCCACTGAGTTCGACATCGTCTCACTCGGTGTGGTCGGTTCTACACTGGTGATTGGAACTGAGTCTCAGCCATACTTTGGTCAGGGCGTAAGCCCGGCCTCGTTTACCACGCAGAAGATCGACGCGGTTGAGCCGTGCCTCTCCCGCCGTGGGATGGTCAGTACCACAGCAGGTGTACTGTATCCGTCGATCAACGGACTGGTACTTGCTAACAGCTCTGGTGTACAGGTCATCACGAAGGACTTGTTCACCAAAGAGGAGTGGTCAGACTGGCTCCCGAATCAGTTGTACGCTGCACAACTAGGCTTGCAGTACATCGCCTTCAATGGCCCGAGTACTGGCTTCGTACTTGACCCGCAGGAACCCACCGCTCGCTTCGTGCCGCTGGACGGTTTTACAAACGTAGAGGGTATCGAGACTGACCGCTATACAGGTAACGTGTCTCTCCTGTCGAACGACCGTATCTGGGAGTGGGACAGCGAGAGTACTGAACAGCGTATGCAGTGGACTTGGAAAAGCCGCTTGATGCAGACCCCCAAGCCCGTCAACTTTGGCGCGGCGCGACTGCATTTCATTACAGGTGCCGTTGATTTCAGTGATGAGATCACGGCCAAGTACGCCCCGTACAACCAGTCATTCGCTACGGCGATTGCTGCGCAGCCCGGCTCTCTAGCTAGGTTTAACACCCTCAATGGGCAAGTACTTGGCGGCTCCCCGGCTAATAACACTGGGCTTGTTGCTGGGTGGGATGAGGCAGAGACTCGTCAGCCCCTTGGTGGCAGCCTTATATACCCCGTTGGGGTACTGAGTTCCCAGACTAATTCGGTCAGGGTCATCATCTACGTGGACTACCAGAACGGCCAGAAGAAGGTTGTGTTCGACCGCAACATCACGAGCGAGGACATCTTCCGCTTGCCTACAGGCTTCAAGAGCGATCTGTGGCAGATCGAGTTGATCGGCAATACTACGGTGTACTCCATGCAGATCGCAGAGACGCCGAAACAGCTGGCGATGATATGATATGGCGCTTTCAACCAAACCTAATCGGTTCTACCCTGCGGTACCAGCACCAGCTCAGGACCTTGCCTCACTGCAAAACACGGTTGAGCAGATGCGTAGTGCTATGCTCACCTATCAGCGTAGCGACAACAACTACAGCAAATCGTTCGTCCGATTCGAGGAGCTGGTAGACCTAGGCATCATTGATGTTGACGGCAACAGCACCCTGACCACTGGTACAGGCGGCGGAGAGAACCAGACCCCGTGGCTGAGCGACATCGACGGTGCCGGATTCGGCCTCGACAACATTGACCGACTGAACATTGATGGTGCTGGTACCCAGAGCACCACCATGCAGTACAGCGGTAGTGAACTTCAAATCACTGTCGCCAACACACTAGACACACGGCTCATCGGACATGTTAGCGGTGATTTCGTTGTAGAGGGTACAGCGTCGGGCGGGCGTATTCGGCAGGAGAACGCCGCTGATGGCACTGAGTATATTGAGATATACCATGACACAGCGAATACCGCTCGGGTTCTGACTTCTGGTGCTCTCCGACTTCAGTCCACGCACGTGTCCCTACCGTATGTAGAGGTAGACTCGACTAACGAGTTCAGGAAACTGGGCAGTTCGTCAAAGGCAACTTCGCTCGATTACTCCGGCACGGACTTTGTTATTGACGCCAATGCCGGAGCAGGGTCCGCTGCGTTCAACTTCCAGATCATCGGCCTCACCAATAACTTCAGGATGCAGAACTACATCTTCGCGGCCAACCAGTTCCTTAGCGCCTCTGAAGACAACTATGTTCTGACCTACGATTTTGCTGGTAATACTATCCAGCTGGAACCCGGCGGCGGCGGTGGCCCGACCAGCGACCACCCCCACACGGGCGAAGTTACTGGTACGACGGCCCTGACTGTGCAAGTATCGTCGATTACAAACCGTACAGCTGTAACAGAAGTGTCTGAATCGGGCATAGATGACATTGCCCTGCACGATGCAACTGATGGAAGTTTCAAGAAAACTCCGATAAACTTGGTAACAGATGGTGGGTACTTTTAACCCCTAGGAATTTAGCATGGCGAATACAATTCGGATTAAACGCTCAACGACGACCAACACTCCTGCGAGTTTGGCTCAGGGTGAGCTTGCGTGGTCTGAGAATACTTCGGGTAATAGTACTCGTAACCTGTTCATTGGTGAGGCAGGCCCGACTGTTACGACGATCATCACTGACGATGCTACGTCACGTGGTGGTACCGCAGCGGCTCCGAACGATTCAGCACAGGACAACCAGACGATTACGACTGGCCTCGGTATCGACGGTGCCGATGCTGGATCGACTGGCAACGTCACGCTCACCCTTGCCACGACAGAGCTGACCAACACTGCCCCGGCAGCTGCCGACCAGTTCGTGTTCAACGATGCCACGGACGAGCTGCCGAAGAAGCAGGTCGCTTCGAGTATCCCACTGAGCATCTGGGGTGCCGCGACTGCACAGGTCAACATGGCCGACCAAGACCTAAACCGTCCAATCCTCGAAGACTACGGCATCAAGCACCAAACACTGTCGATCAGTACGGCCCCCTCGCCGGACACTGCGACGTTTGACATCACACTGGGTAACTCGGCGGTCCTTGACCTTGAGAGCGCAACAGAGTCCGTTACGCTGACGTTCAGCAATCCGTCGCCTACGGGCAACTATTGCGAAATCAACCTGATCGTCATTCAGGGTACGACTGCCCGGACGATCAACTGGCCCGGTACGGTAGACTGGAAAGGCGGCGCTCCTACCCTGAGCACGACCAACGATGCCGTAGACCTGTTCCACTTCTTCACGGTGGATGGCGGCTTCACGTGGTACGGTACGTATGCACTGGAAGCAGCAGTAGGTGGCGGCACGGTTACGAGCGTCAGCGCTGGCACCCTTATCGACATGACAGGTACGGCGAGTGACCCGATTGTCAACGTCGATTTGTCGGAAGCTACCGAAGCGGTCTACGCACCGGCCACTGACTACCTGCTGTTCCTTGACGGCGGTGCCACGGGTACGGCAGCGAAAGAGTCTGGCGTAGATTTCGCCGCTGCGCTCGCTGGCGTTGGTCTTGATGCGACCTCCGGCGTATTGGAGTTTGACGCAGCTGAACTGACAGTAGCCGCCCCCGCTGGCGCTGACTGGCTGGTGTTTGACGACGCTGGACTGTCTCGTAAGGCTCTCATCAGCACCTTCAACGTCGGCCTGTTCTCGAATTCCACAGCCCTGTATGTAAGTCAGAGCGATGCTGCATCGGCGTCATGGACTTGGGTCATCGACGACGACTCGTTCGGTACTGCGTCTGCTACAACTGTACCAACCTCAGAGTCGGTAAAGGCGTACGTGGACGCTGTCTCCGCCAGCGAGATGACGTACAAGGGATTGTACAACGCAGCGACCAATACCCCAGCTCTGGACACGGGTTCGCCGTCGATCTCTATTGGTGATGTCTATGTCGTATCGACAGCAGGCAGCTTCTTCGGCTCGGTGAACCTGCAAGTTGGTGATATGATTATCGCCAACAACACCTCGACTGATGCTGCTGCGCTGGCTGACTGGGACATCGTGTACGGTTCTGTACACCCTGTTGCTACGGAGTCAGTGGCGGGTATTATCGAGATTGCAACACAGGCTGAAGTTGATGCTGCGTCGTCTACGACCCTTGCAGTGGTACCGAATTATCTGCACAATACGACATTCGACGGCGGCACTTTCTAAAGCAATGAGGCAACCGCGTGGCAAACACGATTCTCCTGAAACGAAGCTCGACGACGACAAATGTCCCGACTGCCGGTGAATTATCGCAAGGTGAGCTGGCGATCAACACCGCCGATGAGCGGCTGTTCTCGAAGAACTCGAGCAACGTAGTCTTTGAGATCACTGACCACGACAACCTGACCAACTACGTCGCCAACGAGCACATCGACTGGACGAACGCGACCCAGAACCTTGTAACCACAGGTACGTTGTCGGCTTCCGGTAATACGATAATCAACTCGAAGATCAATGGACAGACGATTTAACCATTGG